AAAATAGAAATCGGATTGTTTTCGTTTTGACCCAAAATCAAGATATAGCAATTTCCAGCTAGTAGAAGATCTGTCATGAGCTGAGCTCTAAATAGATAACCAGTCATATTAGTATTCGGATTGTTGAGGAGGTCTAAAGCTGGATGATCCATTATTTCTTTTCTGTCTACTCCTTTTCCACTCATTAGCTTCAGTCTTAAAGCTGCTAGGTCTGCACTTATTCGAGAAACAGCTGCGTGTGTGTAAGCGTGTACTCCATAAGCATCTAAAGCTGTTCCTTGTGAATATGTAGGTCTTACACCATGTGCACTTTGCCAATTTGCTCCACGATTAACATCTAACGGTTTTGATATTTCGTTTTGATAGGCTTTTCCAATGATACTATTCCATAGATTTGTCCAGTAGCTCATGTCTTTCCTCTAGTTACGATGATCATTATATCTTTTAAAAGTCATTATTTCATACCTTAAACAATCTAGAGCGTGATCATATTTTTTAATAACCTTGTCAGCTTTACTTTTAGAGTCCCATCTATACTGCCTAAATTCTTTCAGTAGATTTTTACAAGTGTTGAAAATAATCAGCTTTGGTTTACCTTCAGCATCAAGAGCTAGATATTCTTTTACCCATCCAATACCCTCTAATACTCCAAGATGTTTTGGAGCTGCGATGGTTCTTATTTTACACTCTCTAGAAAGTGTAAGTCTTCCATCTTTGCTTTCAGGATCTGCACATGTAAAAAGGAATGTTTCATCTTTGGATAACTCGTTTATCTTTCTTCCACTTTGTATTGTGGTTTTCTCTGTCCAGTAGAGCTCACGATATACAACCAGAACAGGATCAGCTGAAAAATACCCACTTGGAGCTACAGCTATCCACAGACAACAAAACGGATGTGTGGTACCAAAGTCTATAGATCTATGCTTTTCCCAGCTATCAGGTATTTCAAAGGGTTTGACTTTGTGGATTGTGTTATCAAATTCGGGATACACCAAACCGCTTTGGCTTGTGAATTCTCCATACAATCTAGCTCGTTGACTGGCTTCTGAAAGATGAGAAACAACCTTTCTCATTTTTACAGATGAAATATAGGGATTGTCCAAACCGGATATTTGAACAAGGTTAAAACCGTCGTGAGCTTCTTCAACAAATCTATCATAGAGAAATGTAAGACCTTTCAATGGTGTAGCTGTGATGATACATCTACCACGATTATCAACAGTCCTTAACATACATTCTTCAAATACTGGTTCTGGCGGCTCTTCATCCAGCCAAATTAATTTAGCGGACGATCCCTGGAAGCTTTCTCTGCCAGCGTCACATGACATTGAAACAATCCTTCCACCATTTGGGAGACTTACAGTTCCTCTATCTTGTGACGTCCATCTAGTTTTTTTGCTCATAGCTGGTAGGTATTGATCTATCTTAGGTCTTTGATATTCAAGTGCGTCTTTATAACTGAGTGCAGCTATCCAAACTGTAGCAGGATTGTCTTGTATATAATGATCTGGAATATTGTTGAGCTTCATCCAGGCTTGAACCCATTCACATTTTTTTCCAGCAGCTACAGCTACAGCCAGCTGAGCTCCGAGCTGTGTCTTTCCAGCTCTGTTGCCTCCTGATATCAAGGTAGCTTCAGATGCTAGCATTTGAATAGCTTGGTTTTGACTTGTCCTTTTTTCTTTGATGTTGCAGTTTAAGCAGCTCCAAACATTTCCAGCTATATGTGTCATAGGTTGTCCACATCCTCTAGCTCTTTTGCTTTTATCGCTCAACCCATCCCATCTATGGCAATGAGGAACCCAAAGCTGCGCAAAAGCCAACGGATATTTCAAAGCATAATCAACAAGGTTTTTTCTAGCTGATAGAGCTCGTTCTAAGTCCTCTATTTTCTTACTCATCTAGGTCTATAACTGGGACAGCTTTTAACTCAGATATGAGCTTCTCTGTTTCTCTCACATCTTTACATAGAGCTTCAAAAGTCGTATGTGGAGTATCTATGTTTATTTCTACTTCTGGATTTTTGATAAATCCTCCTCTTCCTCTTTCCAATATCCAAGCGGCAGCTGTCCACACTCCTTCATCCTCAGCTGCCTTTCTAATCACAGCTAGGTTTCTTATGATGTGTTTGGTTTCTGCTTTTTTAATGTCCTGTAAAAACTGGATGTAAATTTTATCCTCTTCGTTTCTTCCTTTGGCTTTCCACTTGTAGAAAGTGCTCACAGATATTCCAGCGTAATCAGCAGCTTGTTTATCTGTACATCCTATTTCTATAGCTTCAATCAAGCATTTCTTTATCAATTTAGTCAGTTTTAATCGTCTACCCATGTTCAATCCTATATGTCTTTTTCTATAACTGTGATGATCTCGAATATTTCATCTTTATATTTTGTACCTTTAATCTTTGATATTGCTTTTGTGAGGTATATCAAAGAAGAAACATGCGGTAGTCGTTCACCTCTTTTGTATTGTCCTATGCTCGCATGTTCCAAACCAGCTAGAAGCGCAAGCTGCCTAACTGACAGCTTACGCTCGTTTAAAATCCTAGTGATGTATTCAGATGTATGTTTGTTCTTTTCTTTCATGAAAGTCTAGAAGATAAGCTTGATAAGCTTGCTCCATAAATCTTTTGATGATTATTTGTTTGGTTTGATTGTCTGAATAATCATCAATGTTTATTGAATAAGGAGGATTTTTTAATTTTTTATATTCTTTTAGGTCTTCAGCTGTTGGAAATGTAGACCAAAAGAATTGATAAAGATTTTTGGGTTTGGGGAAAACACCACCATCAATCCACCGATACACCATAGCTCTAGACAATGGAACAAGGTTTATCAATGCTGTTTTCGATAAGCTTTTTATTTTGCCCATTTTGGTCAAATATTGAGTCATAAACTCAGTAAAATGTTTATTCTTCATTTTGGCTCCTGTTTATTTTATGCGGAAATATCTCATTTTTCAAGCTGTGGACAAGCTCATATTCTCTATTTGGAAGGATGCGTATAAAACGATCACTTTGATCATCATAGATTGAAAACTCATCTACTTTCCAGAGCTCCGCTATATCTGGATTTACTTGTGTCCATATCTCTATGATTTTGTTTTCAAGTGCTTCAAGAACATCCCTTTTCTCTTTCACATATTCTTGGAGTATTCCAGTACTCATTTTTAAAACTCCAGCTTCAATTTTTAAATCTTCTGTTGATCTCAAACATAACTCTTCAAAAAATTGGAAAGCTTCATCTGTTGTCCCAGCAAATTTTATGTTTTCAATGAAGAATCCTTGAGCACCATTCAAAACCATTTGTCCGGATTTACAACCAAACATGATGATATCAAATTTGTTGATTTCTTCAGTTTCATAGATGGGTTCTAGCTCTGGTTCTATGTGCTCGCCCTCTATTTCATCATTCAGCAACAATAAAAATGTATTGTGGTCTTTTAAAAACCAGCTTGGATCTATCTTAAACAGCTCACCAAATCTATATAGATGATCTGCTTTTATGTCTACATGTCCACTTAATAACCTTCTTACTTTTCTTTCTTGCATGTTGAGTTTTTTTGCCATAGAAGAACCAGTTAGAAAACCTGTTTTTTTGGCAGCTGCTCTAAGATTTAGAACCGGGTTTGAAGGTTTGACTAAAACTATATTTAATTTGTTCATTTTGCCTCCTTATATTTTTCTGGAAGGTCGTTCACCTCTACAATTTCAATATCGTGAATCCAATTTATATTGTCTATGATGTATTCCAGAGCTTGAAGGTTGTATTGAAGAGCTTCTTTTACATAGCTGTCATATGTGATAATTATTATTTTATTCATGGTGTTTTCCTGTTTGGATTATGATTGTTTAAAAATTTTTACCAGTTCTTCATCGAGATTTAAGCTGGTGTTTATTTCAAAATTCTTTATCAAATGAATAATCTGCTTTGGTGTTTCAATAACTGTAAATGTTGTGGTTGAAAGAGTGATTTGTGTAGCACTTGTTTTTTCAGATAAATGTATTACCATCATTCTTTCTATACTTGATGGATTTAAATACATTTCATCCTGTGTATAGTGCTCTGTCAAAATTATAAATTTCATGTGTTCTCCTGTTATTTCTTTATTGCTTGAACTAGCATGTGTGTGGTGATTAAAGTACCTATGACAAAAGCCGACCACTGGAAAAAGGGTTTTGCAGCTGCTGCATAAATATGAATATCGGTGAGTATTTCAATCATGTGTTCTCCTGTTTGATTGTGGTTATTTTTGGTTTTTCCATGTGTGTAGAGCTTGAGCACAATAAAAGCAGTAAAAACCACCTTCCCAAGCTTTATAAAAAGCAAAACAGCTGGGATTTTCCTTTTGTGCTAAGTACCTTGTTTTTTGACTTGAATAAATCATTTTTTTCTCCTGTTGAAAAAAGACCCTCATTGGTGAGGGTCGGTTGTTTTAGTATTGTTCTCTGATTGAAA